AGTAGTATTCCTTTTATGCGTCGGCACGTAGCGCAGCCTGGTAGCGCACCGTCATGGGGTGTCGGGGGTCGGAGGTTCAAATCCTCTCGTGCCGACCAATAATCCCTAATTAAACCAACCAATTACGGTTGGTTTTTTTATGCATCATAATTTCAGATGGTGAAACTATGGTGAAATGGTGGTGAAACTCCCCGTTTAAATAGCTGGGCAACCATCATTTTTTACACAGTTCAGTGTGTGAGTCAGAACGCCGTGGACCTTTACATCATCAAGATAGTCCCCCTCTATCGCTTCACCCTCTTCAGTTATCAGCGCTGCACCTTGCAACTTCACAAACTGGTTCCTGCCATCCATTGTTACAAGCAGCGTGTCACCACTGCTCGCGTTTATGGCTACGTTTATGACGGCCCACCCGCATGACGTTTCGATCACCCGGCAGTTTCCGTCGATGCCACACAGATTATCGATAGTCAGTCGTTGTTCAACATAGTCAGTAGCTGGCGAAACAAACCCCATCAGAATACCCTCCCCATGTTGCGCAGAATCCAGTAGCGGTTTTCACTGCCGTCAGTAGTCTTGTCTGCAAAGTCTGGCTGATATTGCTTGATCCATGCATTTGCATCGTCCTGGGTGAAGTGCCAGTTCTTTTTTCTGAGACTGGCAATAAAGTCACTCGTCCGAATGCAGATGTAGCCCTTCTGATTTTGCTGTATGGCCTCAACGAATGCAGCCCGTATCTCATATGTCCGTGGCATGAGTCGCGCCCTCACTCTGTCATTGACTGTATGCATATACAGTAGTATTTTTAAAATCACAGATCAAGACAAGACTATTCTCACATTCTAAGGAAAGGTTATGTTCGTAGAACTCGTGTATGACAAGCGCAATTTCGAATGCCTGCCAGGTGCAAAAAACATCATTCTGGATGAGTTAACAAAGAGGATTGGCCGCGTTTTCCCGGATGCAGAAGTTCGCGTTAAACCAATGATGACACTGCCAGCGATCAACACTGATGCGAGCAAGCATGAGAAGGAACAGATAAGCAGGATTGTGCAGGAGATGTTTGAAGAGGCTGAAATGTGGCTGGTATCTGAATGAAGCAAGTTTGCCGCAGATTGTCAGGTAATGTTGCAACCTGCGGCAAATAATTAAATGCGGTTATTCTGGTTTAGAATCCGATTGTTGTTACTTAACATATACTCCGTTTAGTTTGTTATATACTATGGGTATAAATTTCTTAAGAACGTATAGGATAACTATAGCTGAAGCAAAGCTTACAAAAAGCTTTAAGAAACTGCTATTTCCTACAACGCCACCGACATCATGGCCAAGATGATATAATATAAATGGGTGGATTAGATAAACACCAAGAGAGTAGTCCCTTCCCAACTTTGAGATAATATTATCTCTGACCTTTACATTAACACTCAATGCAAGGAGAAATATACTCACAGGAACGCAAAAGAGTGGAAACTGTCTCTCACCAATATCTGCGTTAAACAGAGTGTTATTTGCCCACACCTCTGCCAGCATCAGTGCAATTCCTGCAACAATTAGAGCGGAAGATATTTTAATGCTTATGCCTTCTAGCTTTTTTGTCACCGCAAGAATATAGCCTATATATACAAGTGAAAATGCAATCAATGTCCTGAATGTATAGAAGTAATATAAATCAAAGTGTAGTGACTTTATTACATCAGTTGACCAACATGCCAGTATTATCAGCACTGATACAGTAATGGACACCCATGTATTAACATTCCTTATAAAGTAACCTGTTAGTATTACGCCTAAGATAAGAGCATTTATAAACCACAAATGGAAAAACGTACCGCTATGCAGCGTATCATTAGATATTATTTTCCCCGCTAGCCGTTCAATATCCCAGTTGAAATTTCTATACAAAATAGGAATGTACAATAAAGAAGAGTAAAACAATATTGATATTAACTTGTTAACTTTTTTCTCAATATCAAGGTTTCTTGATAAACCCATGAGATAGCCTGATGACAAAAAGAAAAAAGGAAGCGCCCATCTTGATGAAACACGGAAAAAGTCACCGATCGGCTTAGCCACTTCCTGATAATTACCAACGTGTACAACTATAATAAAAAAGCAAGCAAGTAACTTTGCTGCGTCCAGTGCATTATTTCTCATTGCCAATCACCATACGTAAAGGATTAGCAGATACTACGATAATTTATTATGTCATTCAACCAGTTACCACATCCATGTGAATACAGTCAAATACTACTAACGTATGTTGTCCCGGTATAGAGGTGTTTCCACGTTTTAGACTGCACAAGAACGCGGCCTGCACCGCATGATAGTGACGAGTTTAGGTTGTGAACACTGGCCCCATCCTGAGAGGTAAGAAGGTCGACGTTAAGCATTATCCCATGCATACCTGGTGGGCATGTAACTATGCCACCACTATTAAGGCCAATGTTGTTTACTGAGTTATCAATATCGCCAGAAAGTGTCAGCGTTCCCCCAGCAGCAAAAAACATATTGGCGGTTCCGATGTTAATGGCAGCACAGTTTTTCAGACGTACTGTCAGATTTGATCCTGTCGTCTGTGCAATTCTTGCCCCGGCATCAATTGTATAGTTGATGAAGTTCACTATTGGTGTGTTTGCTGGCGCATTCACATGGTTCCAGCCTCTGGCACCATTTTTCTGGTAAACATCTGTAATTGATGCATTCCCAACCGTGCAAGCGCCAATCAGCCTTACCAGGTTTCCGTTTGCTGTATCGGAAAAATTCACATACATATCCGAAATAGATAGCTTTGTTAAGATACCGCGATTAAGAACAATAGAGGCATTCGCATCGGACACTAAATTTACGTTACCACTTCTTATTGATAACTTATCTACCTGAACAGTCGTTGCATTGTTAAGCCCAACAAGAGTCAGTGCATCACGAGGAGGGTTACTGAAATCAAGGTCTCGAATGCGTGTGCCAAACGTACCTGATATATACACCGTCTGCGCTGTTGTATTAGGGGTATAAATTCTCGCAATTCTTAAGGTATCAATTTCGACACTGTAGGTAGAGCCTGAATTACCGAATCCCCTGTCGTTAATTTCAACAGTTGGGAGCGCTGCCCCTGGGGCAGCAAACACATCCTCTATCGTAAGATGATTTACCTTTGTGTATGTGAGGTTAGTATCTCCCCAGATTCTGACCACAGCACCAGTCGTGTTGCCATATATCCCTGACACTCTGAATCTTACGAAAACTCCGGTGTTATTACCTGTGATTTTTAAAGCGCATAATGCACTTTCACAGAACAACCCTTCTACGTCTACGTTAGAGAAATCACCAGCCTCACTAATGTTATATTGAGCATAATCACCGATGGTGAACGCCAGCATATCATCGCCAGTTTTTCCCTTTAAGTTCCTGATGTATGAGTGTCTGATAGGTGGCTGGCAATGAAGCCCATCAGATAAAGTATCGAACAGCAGGCCGTCAGCAGTAAAGTTTGTAATTTTGCAAACCAACCATGCGTACTTATTTGCATTTATGACCTTAATACCACCACCAATTTTCAAATTAGTGATGTTCTTTAAAATGGTTGCCATTGAACTCAGGCCACCAGTGGTCTGGTTTGCACCATTAAAATCTATGGTCCCTGGCCCCCAGATCTCAATGCTGTCATCTGCCGTTGTAGCACTGGTGTTATAGGCAAAGTTCTGGAAAATGTTAACGTTCGACTGACTGGCCAGCCTGATGATCACACCTGGTCCAATATAAAGTCGTGTGCCTGAGCGCAGGACCCATGTCTTGCTTGTAAGATAAACACCTGGCTTCTCAAAACGAATTTCACCACCAGCTGCAAACATGGCGTCGAGTGCAGAACCTATAGCGTTTGTGGTACTTGGTTCAACCCCATACATCTGAGGAGTGCGATATTGAATTGCCGAACCTACGGTGCCTGCTGGATATACAGATCCAACCGTCAGCCCCACCATCCCAGCGCCAGACTGAGCGGCAAGTGCAGAGCGAAGCGCAGCATCACCAATCCCAACCCATGCATTTACACCAATACCACCAGCTGTAGACGGCGTTGAACCTGAAGGTACCACTTTTGGAAATGCTCCACCCCAGCGGTAATATTCCCCAGTGGATGTATCACGCAATGCCTGATTAGGAAGTGTTAATGTTGCGCCTGCCTGGAAAGAATCAACAAGAATCCATCCGTAATTAGCTATCGCGTTTTGGTTCATCACCTCAATGCCACGCCATGTCAGGCGTGATTTACCGAAACGGTCAGTCCATTGCTCATTAGCCTGGTCATTTACCAGGTGATCAAGGTTTTGCGAGTTATCATACAGGTCGCGAGGATCAGTTGAACCGAGTGGATTGTTCGTGTTGTAAGTGGTCATGCAAACTCCAGACGTAAAAAAACCCGCCGAAGCGGGTTGAATTGTTTAGGCGACATCACCGGGGTAAGTCGCATCGTCGTACTGATATTTACCAGGGTTGTACTGGATAGCCGTTACGTCATTTGTGCCATCGCTGCCAGGTGATATTTCTGCCATCAGGGCATCATATCCAACACGTGTTGATGAACAGAATAAAAGGTGCGGCGGTTCGACAGATGGATCATCCATTATCCAGCTCTCGGGAGACAGTTCAGAAGAATAAGGAACTGTAATCGTGTAATCATCGATTCTGGTTGGCGTAAGCAAAACTGATGCCTTACCCTCCTGATCCCTGATCACCACGCGGGGGTTTGGGAATGTCCAGTCAGGGGCCTCACTGAGAGTCAGTGTTACCTTGCTACTGTCATAACTCATGTCCTCAATGAGGCAACTAAGCGTCAGACTGCCAGGAATATCATCTGCAAAAATGACCCTGTCCATAAACTGATAACACAGGGCATCCATCTCAGTAGATACATCGTGTGACAAGCGCTGTAACTGATACCCAAGAAGACGCCGCATACCAATACGATAGGCCCTGTCCTGGTCAAGAACACCATCAAGTGTATAGCTCTCGACTTTTACCGGGGTCGGATTATCCGGCAACCGGCACTGAACTGTTTCTTCAGCCCAGGTCAGCTGATTGATATAGGTAACATCAACACCATCATAATCATCTTCATTGGGTGCCTTAAATGAAGTTGTCAGTTCTGAGGTTGACTCCTGCGGCGTGATCATCCCAGACCACGGTTTAACCCCTTCCCTGCCAGCTGAGGCCATGCCATCAGAAAGCAGAAAGTAACCCATCCCGGCATTTGTGATTGTCTTGAGCATGTCCAGTGCTGAAACGGTATCCGTGGTGGCAAAGTCAAACGTTTCGCCGCGCGGTGTCCAGTACGTAGTTTCGAGCGCGTCAATTGCAGTCCTGTCGATCTCGTTGTCCTGATAGCCAAGAGATTTGAGAACGTGATAAAGAGCTGCGCTGATGCTGCGCACTTCCCCTTCTTCATACTGCCGCGTAGGGGTTACATTAACCCTTCTGTCAGACTGAGCCCCAAGCCGGTTACCGGTTCTTATGCTCAGCGCAATAGTGGTGATATCGCGGTACCGGGTTGGGCGTTTAGCTAGTCTGGATCTTAACGCCTGCCAGTAACATTGATCGCGGGTTGAGCCACCATCAGGCGGAGACTTCCTGCGCATCCTGATTTCATACTGTGCAGGGGTGACATTAAAGCCCTCAGTAAATCCAATCTGGTCTTCAACATTCCGGGAGTAAGTAAGCTCCGCACTCGTCCAGGTTGATGCGCCTGGAATGCGGTACTGAACAATGATACCTACCGTGACAGAGCGCTTCTTTCCTTTGCTGTTATAACGTGAAAGGCCATTCTGAAAATTAAGGTTAACCTCAATTCGGTTTGTCGTTTCACCATCAGGGCACGCAAGGAAAGGCCCTATCCAGTCGTAATCATCATTGATACCCGTGACGGACCCATCCAGTACCGTGCGCTGAATAAAGCCTGGCCAGGTGGGATCATCAGTTGTAATTGTGTTCCCAGAGGAATCTACCGTTACCAGTACGCGGCCAACCGTAATAGTCAGCCCGGAAATGGCGGTGATTTTGTAACTGTAATCGGTAGGGTAAAGCGTCAGGCGCTGGGAACCTACCGGAATCCCGGCAAACTTTGTCCCCGTTGCCGAGTCGTAAGCAAGACGTAAATTAGCCGGAACCGCAGCAGTTCCCCCTGTGGATTTTACGCCTGCGGTATCAACGGGCGCGCCACCGAACACACTGGACGGAAGAGCACTGTGAGTAATTGACCCGCCAGCATACGGGCTGCTTTGTTCGTCGATCACAACTCTGCCAGAATTATCACGGGCACGTAATCCTGAAACACTTATCTGGCTGGTAATGGCATTTAACAGGCCGCTCATCGTGACGTAATTGCTTGTCAACGACACGGTATAAGTGACAGATTTCCACGTGATAGTGAACGTCTGGGGCGAGCTCGTAAAATCATAGGTGGTTGGTGAAGCACTGGCAGCAATACTTGCCGTACTCCCACCTACCCCAGGAACGGCCGGAACAGTGGCGCTATAGGCTGCAACATAGAGATCGAAGATGTCGTTGTTTAGCTCCAGCGTCATGGCCATACCAACAACCGGGGCCATCTCTGATACAGAGCCATAAATCACACTGTACCCACTATTCAGATCAATGGTGTATGTGTCAGGCGCTTCAATATCAATGATCGTCCCGGTAGTCCATGCTGGCGGGATTTCCGTATCGTCATCACTGGAAGACGAACCAATCAGCGTGACTGTATTGGTGTTTAGCAACAATCCATCAGCCACAACGCTGACTGTTTCTGGCCCGCTTGAACCGAGATCAAGCCCTGCTGTTCCTGACGTCGTATTGCCAACCTCAGGAGAGTTAAACCAGTTTTCAGAACGGGCATCACCAGAGACATCTGCGCCTGGAGGATAAATTGTATAGGAGATATCTGAACCGAAAGCAGAAAATGGAGTGTTTCCGACCCGTAATTCTGACGAAGGAAGCGTCACATCACCCACGCTGATTGCCAGAAACATACTGGTAATCAAATCTTTTTCATTTGAAAATCGGCTTACAGGCTGAACAACATAATCTGGCCAAACCCGGTATTTTCCAAAAATCTCGCGGATAGGATCACCAAGTTTTGCACTGTTTGCCTTTGCCGGATTCAGGTCAATCTGATCTCCATTACCAGGCTGGCTATAACCACCAGCCTGCATGTTGTTCATCATGAAGATAGAGTAAGCAGCGCTGGCTACAGCCACACCTACAGCAACCCAGGCGACAATTTCAAGGCCGGTGCCATATGGAACCGGGTAGATGCATACGTTGCATTTTTCGGTGATAACCCGTGCGGCCCATTCGCTGACCGGAACAGGTTCCCCGTTTACCTCAACTGAAATAGGGTGCTGCCTGTCAAGTTCCCAGCCTTCAACGTTCTGTGAAAACCAGGTTGCCAGAACGGTTTCACCGTGTTCGTGCGTTTCAAGTGGCTCGCCGGGTAATCTTGATGGGTAGATTCTGATCGTCACTGGTAATACTCCACCTTCACAAATCGACGTTCAAAGCGGGATAAGAGAGTAAACGTCACGTTTGATTTTGGATTGCACTCTGCTGCATAAAGCACACCACCAATATCAACGACAATCGCAACGTGGGTTACCATCCCGGCAGAATAACAGGCGATACCGGCACCAGCGGCAGGCTCACATTTTGCGAGCTCAGACATTAGCCCTCTTGCTTCACGGTCGAGCCCGTTTTCATCTTTCGTCACTCCGGCAAACTCAGGCCATAACGTAAGGCCCAGGTCCCGGCGAATTTCGTTTACTATTCCAAAACAGTCGAGTTCAGGATAAGCGCGCCCGCCCTTCAGCCAGATGACTGAACGGTATTTGTCAGGATCAAACATTTGATAGTCCTTACGTCAGATAACGAAGACCAGGGAAATCAGGAAGGGTGTAACGGTATCGCGGCCACGCAGTATCAAGGATATTCATATACCCTGCCGTAATCTGAACCTCGGTAGCTGTCCATGACCCGTTTTTAATTGCCAGGGTATACGGCGGTGCAGCAGGCGCGGATAAATCTGTTGAAACATAACGCCGAAAAGTAAGGCTGGCGTTCTTCAGATTATTAAGAGCATCCCTTATAGCAGTCGATACAACACCGTCGATATTGCTGATAGCAAACTTCAAGTCCTGAGTGCCATCGGCATTGCGGGAAGGCAATGCAATATCAATCGCTGACCCAACAAACGTTGCCTGCGCACCAGTTTCGAGAGTTACGGTGATATCATCCCACCCGCGAGTTAACCAGTAATCAACGCCGCCTACGGTTATCTGAAGGGTATCAATGATCACCTCACTACCACTACTGGCATAAAGCCTGTTCAGAACAGTCATGCTTCTGGCCACTCCCTGTTAAGTGCGAGATCAATAATATCCATCCCGGATATAAACCCTGGGAACTCGCCCCATGGTGGCGGCAAGAGAGGACGTTCATACAACTCAAGCTGTGCCGTGTACTGCCAGTAATTCCCACCAATGATGTTCGGCCCCTGATAGATATCCGTGAACCGGCAAACCTTTGGCGATTCACCACCAGGCGTTCGAAGTTTCATGTTGAACCATGCGGAACCATCCGTGAGGGCATCGCGGTACCATGCCTCAAATGTTTGAGCCTCAACGTCTGTAAGGGTCCAGATAACGCTCGCTATTGTTGGAGTAGAAATATAACGGCGGCGCTGCCTGGCTCTGCCAGATGTCAGAGTGGTTCGACGCAAAGGACTTACCGGTTTTAATCCATAGCCCTCCTGAAGAGGGACAGGGAGATAATCGTGCGGATAGGTTATATTGGTTGTGATTGCCATTAGCCCCTTTTCCTCGATGTTGTCCATCCGTTATTCAGAGCCTTGGAAGCTTTCCCTGTTCCTGATGAAAGGTCGTTTGCAGTCATTTGATGACCGAGCCTTGCACCACGGGTAACTGCATCCTCAATCAGGTTAAGGGTTCGTTGGTCGGGATCACCATGAATCTCTATAGGCACAGTAATATTCCCGGCCTGCTGGGGCGAAGATTGTTTATTAACACGATCCAAAGTGGCATCCAGTTTCGCGCTGGTCTTAGCTGTCGTAACCCTTTCGCCTTTCTGCAACAACCAGGTGCCTGTCTCTGGCACGCTATCCATCCCATCATGAGCCATACCAATAGCGGAGATGTTGGTAACAATGCCAGCTGTTGCAGCTGCAACAGAAGCCATCGCTGCGAGGTTATAAGGGAACGGGTTAGCCGCCGCCATCGCAATACCCTGCTGAATGGCAATCATAGACTGCGCAATAGCCACTGCCTTTTGAGCTACAAATGCCGCTTTATATACTGCTGATTGTTCACCGAAGGCTTGTTTAGTGAGGTCTACCATTGAACCAAGACCATCACTGACACTGCTCAGCATTAACTGATTACGCTGATCATTCAGGGCCTGAAGGCTTTCATCATGCTTTTTCTTCAACTCAAGCTCTTTGGCATCCCACTCTTCATTCAGATCGGATTGCGACTGCCGGTATTCATCCAACATTCCAAGCTGGGTTGAATACCAGTCCTCCAGTTCCTCCTGGGCTTTATCGACCTTACGTAACTCACCGCTCTGGCCGCCGAACATTGGATCGATACCTGAAAACTCCGGAGCTTTTTCAAAAGCGTTATCAGAAATTGCTTTTGCAGCTTTGGTGTAATCATCTTCGTTGGTCAGTCCAGCGTCTTTTGCATCTTTCAGAAGACTGACGCGGGAACGAGTTAATTCGAGGAGTTTTTCCTCAGGAGTAAGCAATTCCTCCTGAAGGTCACGGTATTTTTCCAGCAACTTATATTTATCAATTTCAGATGCAAGCCCTTCAAGCCTGGTTTGCTGTTCCTTATTGATACCAACGAGTTTCCCGGAAGAAATATCGAAACGCAGTTTTTCAAGCTCGGTAGCTTCTTTCGTTTTACCGTTGAGTTGGTCGGTTAATGCAATCTGCCTCAGATAGCTTTGCTCAATGGTTTTATACGCGTTTTCAACTTTATCTACCGGGGCTTTTGTTGGCTTGCCGTTCGTTCCACCTGGAGGAAGAGAGAAAGGATTATCTGTACCAACTGTAGCGGCCCCGAGAGGAAGATTACCCATTTCAGGTTTCGAAAGTTTATCTCTCGTTTGTATGAGTGTGTTCAGTTCATCATTGAGCGCTTTAACACTGTCATCTCCTCCTGTGAACCAGGAGAACATGGATTTGTCCTGAGAGTAAATGCTCTTTCTTCCAGCAAGATTCTTTTGCAGGTAAGCAATACGCTCGTTAACCTGATCGATATTGTTCAGGTCAATCTTACCGCTCAGGGCGGCAAATCTATTGCCAGTGCTTGCCGCGAGTTGTCCAGCGCCCGCAGCCGCTTTAACAAGCCAGCCAGCGAGTTGGGCTACTTCAGATACGAGGTCAGAAATACCCTGTAGCACAACAGGATCTGTTAATACATCATGGAGCTTATCAAGCGAATTCTGCAACGGAGTAAGGTCGACTTTTGCCAGTCCTGCCGCAATCTCCATCTTAAGGCCAGCAACCTGCGCCTCCATGTCTTCGAATAACTGATTAACCTTCACCAGGTCATCAATCGAAGAAGGGTCAGGCGCTACCCCATAGTCTTTTGCCAGATCAATAAACTGCTTCAGTTTTTCGTTATTGTTATCAAACAGCGGAAGCAGTTTTGACAGGTCATTACCAAGACTTTCAAGGATGGTTGTTTTTTCGGCATTGGTGCCGATTTTCCCCAGGGACTCACCAATGGCCAGAAGCTGTTTGTCAGGACTGACCTTTGATAATTTTTCAGCAGACAAACCAAGAGCATTAAGGGCATCAACAGCCTCACCTGATTTATTCAGGACAGCATCACCAATCTTATCGCCAATATCCTTAAAGATATCAGCCATCTGATCGCCGGATACACCTGCCTTTTCAGCAGCGAATTGCCAGGCTAAAAGCTCCTGTGTCGAGAGCCTTAATGACTTTGCCCAGCGATCTGTTTCGGTAATTTGCTTGGAAGTACTTTTCAGCAACTGAAACCCAGCAGCACCGACAGCCAGGCCGGCAGTTACTGCCGCCGCTCCTACTCCAGCTAATGCCGCTCCAGAAGCAGCAGCATCATCCTGCACCTGTTTGCTCCATTTTGCTGATGCGCGTTCTGCCTGGTTAAGGCCTGAAACAAATCCACCCGTTTTTGCAATCAGGTCGATAGTCAGTGTACCGAGATTTTTACCAGCCATAGTTTATGTCCACTTCTTCATGGCCTCTTCGAGAGTGATCGCGGGCGCGTTGATGTGGGGGGTGAAGTCGGTAATGGTGAAAGGTGGGGTATCTTTTCCACGATTGATATTTGCCAGCACAGAAGCAACCAGACCTGCGGCCCATTCAATTCGCATCATAGGATTAAGGCTGCCATATTTAGATCGATATGCAGCCCACACCTGGTATTCTCTTATGCTAATGAATTCCTGAGCTTCGGCTATGGTCTTCCCGCCAATACCGTTAAGGACTAATTCACACCAGAATTCGTCTTCTGCGCTGAGTTCTCCTTTCCCATGCTGTTCACTTCCTGAATAGCCACCAGAAGCGCAATAGTCAGGTTACCATCTAGCGCACCGCGCTCAGGATCAGAGTGGCCGGTAACATCGTCCGGAGTAAGAACAGGGTTCCCATCTTCGTCACAGATTGAAGATGCAATACGACAGGCTACGCCGTCTGATTTCCCATTCATGGCAAGCAGATCAAATTTGGTAGAGTGAAAGCCTAGGGGGCGAACGTACGTAGTTGCAGTGTGCTCTGCGCCATCTTTATCTTTCCATGTAATTTCTTTTTCTACCGGGCGACCAGTAAACGCACCTGAGTTTTTAAGAGCATCGAGAGTCAGTTTCATCATTATCTTCCATTAAAAAGCGGGAGTGATTCCCCCGCATGTTTTCTCATTAACTCCCGGATTCGACCTTACGAACCCAGATCCCAGCTCCACTGCGCTGAAGAGTTGCGGCTGTCGTTACAACGGTGTTCTGCTGCCAGTCAAACGGGAAGTCACTGACATATGCCTGGAAGGTGTACCAGGTCCTGTCGGTAGGCAGTTGCATTTCCCCGCTAACGAGTGTTGGTTCGCTTTCTCCATCAGACCAGCCAATTGCCCACTGAATAACTTCATCCTGGTATTGGTCATCTTCAGCAAGCTGCCACATTAGGAAATGCGATTCGTTTTTCGGGTCGGCGTTAATCGTTGCCGATGCTTGTCCTGGCGTGCGTAGCCCCTTCTTAAACTTCTTACTGTTACGCTCGCTCAGACAAGTATCTTCAATCTGGTCAGCCGGGTTGGTACCAGGGTTAAAGTTGGTAATGCATTCAATCTCGTGGATCACCCCACGAATTAACCCATACAACTGGGTTCCCTGCGTCAGTACAGACATAGTTATCTCCGGACATAAAAAAACCCGCCGAAGCGGGTTTGTGGAAGGTTACTTTATCGAGGTACTATCCAGTCAACATCAAATGAATAGTGGTAACTTTTGGTTTCATCATCCCTGTCCTGCTCACCCCACCTGACGATATAAGCATGAGGCTCGATAGCATCACGTAATGCTTTGGCAACAGAGATTACTTCTTCTGCACTTTTTGCATACACGTCAACCTGAATGGAAAATGAGTCAGCATCTGGACGCTGCTTTAAATAGTTTTCAGGGCCACCACCCGGCAGGTTTGTCCACACGGCATAGGGATAAAAAACTTCATCCGTCTGGAGTTTAAATGGGTACAACCTAACCGGATTTACACCAAGCAGATTAACAACGTCAGAACTTGCAGAGCATATAGGAAATATTGGGGCTATCATGCTGATGTTCCCTTTTTCTGAGCACGTTTAATAGCGCGATCTATACCGGCTTCAAAGTTCACAGAGAAGGTTGTAAAAACCTCATTCATTCGTGAGTTTGCAGCTGCTCTAACCAAAGGTTTAGGTGACATCTTTTCGGTACCAAACTCCAGTAAACGCCAGTGAGGCGTGGGAGCATCTTTTGCCAGGCTTGGGTCTTTTTTCAGAACTGCTCCCTGAAGAATTCCCACCCTGAAAGCCAGATCACCTGTTTGTTTAAAGCGTCTGTTATTCCAGCGAACGGCAGCATTATCTGAGATTTTACGGGCGGTGTGCGGGTCGTCTAAACGCATGGCGTTCTGTTTTACCTGTTCAAGGATCACATTAGCCGCTTTTCTTAAAGCTGCCCTGCCAGACTTACGCTTAGTCTCGTTTTGTATGGCATCCAGTTTTCCCAGTAACGAATCAATACCAGTAAGTTTAAACTCGACACTATCAGCCATCATTAACCCCCTCAGAACATGGCAGTGTCAGGTATTCACGACCACTCACAGGATCTGGAAGAACCCCTTCAATATTGAAAATTTTACCTTCATATAAAATACGATTTTTGTTACTGATGTTTCGGCGAAATCGAATAGTAATTCTGGTTGTAATTTCACCATGCTCAGACTGAGCCGAGATAAACTCTCTTGCAGAGAGTGGATAAACATCAGCCCATATTGTTGCAACATCTTGCCAGGATGATTCAATAGAACCTGTTTCAGTATTTTGATAATTTACAGGCTCCTGAATAACCACCCTATGCCGAAGTTTTCCAGCCTGCATTATTATTTACCTCACAGTTCTTCCATCGAGATACTTCATTATCTCTAATGGTTCATCTGATTCCTCATCAAAGCTCTGAACAATTAATTCACATAGCTTAAAGTTAGAATCCGCCAGGCGGCTTAACGCTTCTGTTTGTGCTTTCAGCGCTGCTGTTTGTTCCTGCATCGCTATTAACAGGTTTTGTTCCTGAGACACGCTCATAAGCAATCCTCATCCATTTTTTTAACCATTCTTTTCTTCTTCGGCAGCCTTCACACCCCATTAATTCCACCTCCGATAAAGGAAAAGAATATCATCGACACCCAAAGGTATCTTTGAGGTAATGTTGCCAACATTAACTGCCTCACGGTTGCTGTACCAGTGACCAATAAGCAACAACATGGCAGACCAGATAGCAGGTTTGAAAAGTATTTCTCTCGGTGGACACTCTCCTTCTACAGGTGGAGTGAGAGATAAAACTAATGTCCCATCACAATACTTTTCTACATATCCTGTTGCAGCATCTGCGTAAGCCTTGATCAACAAGTCTTCATCGTCACCGTCAACACGAAGATGTAATTTAATCTGTGCAAACTGCTCGTCACTTATTTCCATTGATTAAGGGCGGGTTTCCCCGCCCCCCTCTATCAGCTGCCTGATTCGGCAAAGGAACCTTTGATGAGCGCAGACGGGCGATAGTGCGCCAGCGCCAGGCGTTCTTCACACAGAATGGTCAGCATGTTTTTCACGAAGTTGTCGCGGTCTTCCCGGCTAACTTCGATGGTGGCATCCATGCGATCCCATACCTGAGAGGCCATGTCGAAACCACCAACAGTAAAGGTACCGACTGCCTGCGCCTTAGTTGGAACTACTGGCAGGCCCCACATGATGTTGCTGGTGAACGCCTGCGGGCCACCGAAGATATAGCGGCCTTCGTTATCTTTCAGCAAAGCAATACCGTGCCAGTCGCGCGGGTTGAGGATGATACCGGATGCGCTGAACTCGGATTCGGTAACCTGGAAGATCGCATGTGCGATAATGTCAGCACGCGTGTCACCAGAAGCATTCAGGGCAGAATCATAGGCAGTTGCCACATGGTTGATGCCTTCAAGGTCATCACCGCTGCCATCTCCGTTCAGAAGCTGACGTTCTTCTTCCAGTGCCAAACCGTACAGCAGGCGGTTATTTACGTAAGACTGGAGCATAGGTGCATCGTCCATAACCTGGCGGGATGCCTGGATCCAGTGCGCAATGGTTTTCACCGTAGCCGTCTGTTTGCTGAATGTAATATCTGATTCAGGCTTCAGCGCCTTTTCCGCCACGCTAGCGGCGCTGTTGGTGAACACCTCTTCGCGCACGTACTCCAGCGAGTTGCTGGAAATACGCCCCTGAGCCAGCAGATCACGAATAGTCAGGCGGCGCATACCTGGCATTACAATACCTGGAACCTGCATAGGCTGAATCAGCGAACCGGCAGAACCGGCATCGCTGCCCAGTGATTTATTGAAGGTTTTAGCTTCGAAATGCGATTTGCTACCATTCCATGATTTGGTGAGTTCTTCAGCAGCGCGTTCAGAAAATGATTTTTTCTCACCTGGGTTTTCTGGTCCAGAAGAGAGACGCTGTTCGAGATCAAACAAACGCTGACCAGTTTTGGTCATTTCTTCATTAACTTTGGCCATGTCATCCTGTAACTGCTTGGACACAGAGCCATTCTGTTCGATCTGCTTTTTCTGCTCTTCAAAAAGACCCTGAAGCTTGCTCTGGGACTCTTCGAGAGCTTTCTGGATTTGTGCGAGTTCTGACATGTTTTAGTTTCCTAATGTCTGATTAAAGTCGGAGATGCTCTTAAGCAGAGCGCTGATGTCGGGTTTATTGTTGTCGCCTTCAGACTCACTCCGAATGGCTGATTTGAAGCGGGCTATCAGCCCAACTGCCTGTGACTTGCTTAATCCGACTGAATCCCTCAGCCAGTTTTCCACGTCACGAATGGTTTCTATCCCATCGACACTTTTCATCGAATCCACACTGGCAAGTTCGTTGGCCGGAAAGGTGCAGACGCTGATTTCTCTCAGCCAGGAAATGTTTTTGAAGATACGCCCCCCATTGCTGGGTGAGATGCTGTAGTCATCTTTCGATACGGAAAAGCCAACTGACATGCCATCAACAGTGCCATGCCGCATCGCTGCCTTCAGATCACTGGCTCCACTGTGCCCAGGGGTTAACTGCCCACGAACCAGCAAGCCTTTACTGTCTTCCTGAATGCTGTCCCACTTACCAACTGGAATCTCCCACTGTCGGTGGTTGAAGAACATCGCAACCTTACGGCTCTGTGTTTCAAGTGTTTTCTTGAAGGCACCTGGTAAAATAATGTCCCCATCGGAATCTGTATTTCCGAAAACAGAGGCATATCCTTCAAAGATGCCCTGCTGGCCATCCCCGGCAAATTTGATTTCAGTTTCGTCAAAGGACAGCGTTTTGATGATGTCAGGCATTGTGGCCCCCATAAAAATTAAGCCCCGTCATCGCGGGGCTGCTTGTCATTACCGAGTTGAGTGATAGGCACGTATTGTGCCTGCCGCATCGCGACGTCTCCTCCTGGCAATGGCGAGTAGTTATCAAGGCGGCGCATTTCATTGATGGTGCGTAACCCGGCTTCTCCCATAGCTTTCATGAAGGCGGCACGGGATGCTGAATCGCCGCGCAGCAGTCCATCTAGATTATGTTCGGCATGGTAAACACCTACCTGATCCGGTTTCAGGAGCCAGCGCTGGATACTGTTTTCCCAGCGTGAGATATAGGGTTGAAGTGTGTACTGGAGAAAGCCAAGATTTTGTTGCTCAATCCCGCTTCCCCAGCTGGTACTTTTTTCGACATCGCCGACAAGATGAGGCGGTACGCCAAAGAAGCGCGCCAGTTCGCTGACCTGGAATTTTCTGGAAGCCATCGTCTCAGCATCCTGTGGACTGACGCCAATATCATGAGACTGGAAGTTAGCCTCCAATATCCAGAGGCGTTTTTTAACCGGGCCACCGGCAATTTCCTTAAAGTTTTCCTCCAGCTGCGTACGCTGCTCTTTAGTCAGCACGCGGTCGCCTGTGGTGAGAATTTTGGGAGATTTAGCACCGTTAGCATAAAATTCACGTTGCTGGTCTTCCATCGCCACCGCAACACCGGCTGATTTGCAGGCATGTGCTATGGGAGACAACCCTGTCAGACCATTAAAGCCGAACCCTTTAAGATGGAAAATTTCACGTTGAGAAAAATTCGCGTACTCGCTGTCACGTTGGTAACGATAAACGATACGCTTCCCTTCAAGCCTGACATCCATATTTGCAGACATTAGCGGCAGGAGGCTTACCACATCCCCTACGGAATTTCTTTCAACCAGGGCATACGCGTTTCCGTAGAAGCATAACTGCATTGTCATCGCCTCGCGGAATTCCTGCGCAGTCATGTACTGGTTAGGTGAATAGCGCAGAAGACGTGCCAGCGGATTGCTCAGACCAACCTTGGTACGATTGTCATTTTTATCGGTTTCAAACACGTCCAGTGGAAGGCAGGCGGTCAACGTGGAAATTAGAGATACACACCGCCAGACTGTCGATATTTGAAGAATTCTTTCATCAGTGATTTGAGAATCACCTAACGTGCCACTGGCAGAGACAGGGCCTGTTTGAGAACCCTGTTCAGGGGTCACCAGACGCCCACCAACGAACCATGACGCCATTCGCGCCCACCAGCCGTTATTTGTGCGCAGATCAATGCTGTAATTTGTATCGTCCATCACATGCTCAACGGTTGTGAGAAGAAGTCATCAATATCACCATCATCGGAGATATCACCTTCAGAAGCGCCTATTGCCATAGCAGAAGAAACAACACCATCTATACGACCATTACTTCTGCGCTTGCTGAATACCCGGTTGCCATTTTTATCCTCTTCAATAACGGCATTCGCCGCACACCAGCGCAGGCAGGGATTAAGAGCAATACTGATCCGCTTCTCCATAATCAGTTGCTCGAACAGCTCAATGGAATGCGGCATCCACAAACCTGACTCTGCCGATTTGCCAAACCCCTGCCCATGCGGAACAAGAGGAACAGTGACACCTTCGTCATCCAGTTCAGGAGTCAGGTAGTCAATGTGATAGCGGTCGAAAGCTACTTTTCGTATATCAAACATCGCAGCCAGTTCAGCCATACGTTTAGCAACAAAGCCGTAGTCAATAGCCGTACCAGGAGGAGCATGGAGATGACCATCACGCTCCCATACATCGTAAGGAACCCGGTCAACGCGAGCACGATCGTATAAAGTATCTTTCGGGGTCCAGAACTCGGTCAGCATTACGCTGATGTCAGGAAAATAAAGAGAAAGTGATGTAAGGTCGCGCTTGCCAGATAAATCCAACCCGCCATAGCAGGTTTTACCCCGCAACTCCTCAATACTGATGTCCTTTTCACAGGCCATCCAGATATCGCCACTGATCCAGGGGTTCTCAGCATCCACCCATTGACAAAAGTTCAGTCTACGTACCAGGCTTTCTTTCGCAGGCATACCACGGGCATCTTCTACCTGTTCGCGCAAATATTCTGGCTGAAAGGTATGCCCCATGGAGGGATTTGCTTTACCCCAGCATGATTCGTCTTTAAATGGATCATCACCTTCATCCAGTGAACAGATAAAGGCAAAGAACGCATCATTCTCACGCTGGCCAGCTGCAACCTTCTGTCCATACTGGTGGTAGTCGTAACAGACACTGGTTTTATCGTGGCCGCTGTTAGTAATCATAAAAATTAGTGCCTGTCGGCGGCCTTTCGTGCCAGCACGCATCATTTCTACGGCGCGGTTGTCTTTATGCTCGTGAATCTCATCAATCAGCGCACAATGAGGGCGAGGGCCAGATTGCCCATCATCGGAACTGATTGGCCTGAAGAACGAACCGTTTTGAAGAAACGCCAGGTTCCACTCTTTTCCAGCACCTCCAGATTTCTGGATTCTGGACAGAAGCGCAGGCGACTGATCAACCATCGCTACTGCATCCCGAAACAGAATCATAGCCTGGTCTTTTTTTGTCGCTGCGGCGTACACTTCCGCTCGAGGCTCCTTATCAGCCATCATGCAGTAAAGGCCTACACCAGCAGCAAGTGGGGATTTTCCGGAACCCTTCCCCGATTCAACATATACAGTGCGAAAACGGCGGGTTCCGTTGGCTCTTTTCCATCCAAAAATTGAACCAACTATGAAACATTGCCAGGGAAGTAGTAAAAACGGAGCGCCTTCATGCTCGCCACCATTTAGTTTCAGAACCTGGGCGAAAAAGTTAATCGCCCGTGTGACGGCGTCAACATCCCAAACCAGGCCGCGATTCTTCCCGTCTTTCAGGTCACGAAGATGCCGGTTACATGCATTCCTAATGTCAGGACCTGCAATCACATTTCCTTCTGAGACATTCATTGCATACTGTGTAGCTGGATCAACCGAAGAACTGGTTGAGCGGGTCTTCGTCTTTTTCTCCACCATCAACTTTCACCTTAGTCCTGGCGGCAGGGGTAAGGCCAAATTCAACCAGGTAACTTTTAAATCGGCGATCCGCATCAGCAAGCATTGATACTGCCGGGTTCGCTTTAATTAAAAACCCGCCTTCAGTCTGAACGGTATAGGTCCGTCCTTCATCTGCAATAGTCAGACGAAGCTGGAGAATGTCGGCATAAATATCGCAAAGACGCTCAAGTGCAAGAGTATCGGCTACCGTAAGGATCCCCATCCCATCAAGGAGGACAGTTAGTTTTCCCCACGCCACTTTTCCCCAGTCAGTCAAGTGTGATGGGGGGCTCGGTATTTCTCTCGCCGGAGTTGGCTCTTTGTCATTGAGTTTACGTTTGCCCGGGTTACCGGTTACGACTTTGAGGTGAGTCGGCTTCGGGCGTCTTCCTGCCATCGGAACCTCCCGGAAAAAAACTTTTCATTTCGCGGATTTGTACAAAAAGGATGGGCGGCGGTCATTTAGCCATTCGGGTTTGAACTTCTACCCTCCCCCCTATGCATAAAATGATAATCGTTATCATTCACATTAAAATAGTTCAAAATGCAACCACCCCCATTGTTATTGACAATCATTATCATCTAAACCAATGTGATGACGCGTCAAGGGGGATGCCATTCTCGTCACAGCCTATTGCCGTTCCTCGCTTCTCCATCCTCTGCTTTGTTGAGTCATGATGCTGTTTACACAGAGGTTGCCAGTTGCTTCGGCTCCAGAATAGTTTCTGTGCCTTGGCTATGCTCACTGGGTCACCATCATTCAAAGCTTCTTTAAGCCTGTGAGGTATTATGTGGTCTACCACAGTGGCCGCTGTTGTTCTGCCCTGCTCATTACACATCACACATAAAGGGTGACCTCTCAAGAACACCCTTCTTTCACGATCCCATTTGCTACCATATATACGCGGCTCTTTTCTCACTGGAGCCTCCAGGCTCTTCTACGCTCACACCGGCTGTCTTTGTCAGGGTGAGACTCAACAGGATCACCATCAGCATGATCAACCAAGGACCAGCAGGGATAGACCACTGAACCTCCATAAGCATCACCCACTGCATAATCAGCGGGCTTGCTGCAATCCCAACGAGAAAGCACCCGGTTGATATGCTGAGGCGGTATGCTGTAGCAAACGCCATGTATCAGGCGCAGTAGCGTGATGAAGTCTGCTCGTGTCTTATCAGCAACAATCAGCCGTTCAGCTATCTGCATCTGATATTGAGGCGGGCGGCCAGTGCCAAGATAAAAGCTCAGCATGTCTTCAGGGAAGCGAGACAGCCAGTTAGTTACCCTTTCTATGAATCCTTGCACTGGAAGCGCGTCGTCTTCCAATACCACCACCCTACAGGCTTGCTCTGCTGCCCATTCGATAGCGCGGCGGTGATTCCAGTTAGCACCGTGATTACCTTCATCAATAAGGAGATGTGCGCCAAGTTCGCCAGCAAGCAATGCAGCAGAGCCAAAACGTGAATGATGGCCAACCACAACAAACTTCACTTGTGTTTCCACCAGGCACCCTCCTTTCCGATTCCATCAGTTTTGAACACAGTGTGAACCAGAGGACCTGTTACAAGACGGTTAGCGAATGACTTCGCGACAATACCAAAAGCCATCATGTCACCCACTGCGGCGCCAGCCTGTTCTTTCTTCCAGAAACGATAACTCTCGATCCTATAGTAAAGGCGGATTATGCCGTGAGCGAACGCCATTACATCATCCCGAGTACCACCCAGCAGACCAGCATTAAGCATCACATCGTTACGGTGCGCTTCGAGGAACTCCTGATAAATCCTCTCAGGATGATTCTGCTTTGCCCAGGTGTCGGCGTATGTCTTCGGTTCTGAACCGACATAAACCTTGCCAGACTGCATTTCATCCCATGGAGCGCGAAGCATTTCGACATCGGTACCATCGGTGCACCAGACAAACCGGTATTCAGGATGATCGCGAAGATGCTGCCAGATATGCAGCCAGCGCCTAAAATAGACATTCATCTTCACGTCAGGGACGTGGTAAAGCTCAACGTCTGCCGGGGCCGTCTGGAGATCATCCACCAGCGCAATACGTCCACACTGCCGGAGAGATGCAGCCCATTTAGCCAGCATTTCAGGTGATGCCACCATTTTGATACCGCGCTGCGGGTCTGGCTGGCTGGTCAGCAGGGTAGTGATAACCACGTCACGCTGTGGGCGATATTCGGCATAGCCGGTATACCCTGAATCCCGGCGATTTCCGTAAATAACAGCATTCTTCTTATCGAGCGCTTCACGTTCAGGTCTTGGTATGCTGCGTGCGCCTTCCTCGTATTCATCCATTGAGTGAATGAGCTTTTCAGAGCCAACAACATCAGCAAACGCCCAGGACGTTAACCCCGCGTTATGAATGCGTAGTGCCAGATCTGGATGCTCGTACATGCCACGACCGTACACCGGATCAAACCCACCAACTTTATCGATGGTGCTTCGGTGGTAGTAAAGCATTACGCCGCGCTGCCCGGTGTAAGCGATATGCTTATCATCCCGATACAGGACGGTCATATCGTTAATCTTTCGTGGGCCAGCAAGGTCAAGAAACTGATAAGCCAGATGGGGCTCTGGTGATTCGATGTAGGGAAGATGCCAGTTATCGGCTATTGGCCATGCATCATCGTCCCACAGAAAGAGATGCTCACATCCGGCATCCACCAGCACGGTCAGGCTGGCGTTCTTCGAAGCGACTATGCCGCGTGATTGCTCGTGGCGTACCAGCGTAACTCCATCAGAAACTGCTGCTGCTGGTTTAGAACCATCGTCTATAACAACCACCACTGCACCATATGGAAGATGCTTCATATGCTGCTCGATGGCTCGCTTAAGCACTTCCGGTCTGTTGTGCGTAGTTATAGCGATGCCAATTGCAGAGCGGTGATTACAGACTGGTGCATACGGGACACCGTCTATTGTGACCTGCATTTGCGTTTCCTTTTAGACGTGAGCCTGCCGCACGGCAATGCCGCCCGAGAGGTAAACGCAACCTAACGGCATTACCCAGGCTCACTACTGAAAGACTCTCTTCGATGTGCGCGTGCGAAGCGCATAAAAAAGCCCCGCATTAGCGAGGCCAGTCTGAAATCACTGCGGATCAGCTTCCTGAACCACTAAACAGTAAAAGTGCTTGTTCCGACTCTTTGATGGCTTTCGTCGTTCTGGCCACCACACCACTTTCAGAGGTTACCCGGCTGAACTGGTTAATGAACATTTGATACTTCAGTGGATCATCATCAACGAAGTGAATAGCGTCTTCTGCTGCGGCAGTATCGTAGCCCACGGTTGTCAGCAGGTTTAAACGAATCTGCTGTGCAGGCGTAATAGTAATTTCAGACATTGTTTATCCTCTGGTTCGTAACTTGGTTGTCTTATCCCCTTAAAGGGATATTTATCGCTTTATCCCTTTAAGGGGATAAAATAATTTCACCCCCCTAACTTAACCTCTAGCAACTCTATGTCTAATTATTACTAAATCATAAGTTTACAAACCTGGCATCCTGCATATCCATTTGCATTGTTAATGCCATGGGATGGGGAACAATGACCGTTGTCTGGATAAAAGTGCAATCAATAAAACTACAGTGCAAAAACGTTAAAACCCCGCCCAGTTCAACGCGTTCTTTATGCTCAGGGAGTTTAATGAATTCTCCACAAAAACTAAATTCTGAACTCGTGATTGTTCCTCCACCTATCAAGATGGCCATAGGTCCAATCAACTTGCATCGCCTGAATGTTTTATTTTTGTGCGGCTTATTCAAAGGCAACCTCAAATCTTCAAGGTTTATAACCTGGTCAGAAAAAGATTCACTTAACGGATTTATGTCTGACTTTTTCTGAGTGAGGCTCAAGTAATAATTTCCTTTTAGAGTTGAAAGCCTTGTCATTTTGTACAGATAAATCATTAAAAAGAACAAAACAGCACACAATAGAAAAACCAACCCATATGCCAAATACCCAATTTTCTTAAAGTAAGGGTCCATCCACGCAAGAAGGCCTAAAACCCCTGTCCCACCAAGTGAAATTATAAGAAATTGGATTATTTGATAAAGCTTCTCAGCAATAGAGAAAGAAGAATCAAACTCTTTTAACCCGTTTCTAACACGATTAAACATGGAATGTCCTCAATGAGTTTTTCCCTCAATATCATTGAAGTTTTTTCTCAGGTCAACTGCATGTTTGGATTACATTTTTAATCGACTCAAGGCTGCTGACTGCTTCGTTTACTTTCTATAGACCTTATAGCCGCCTTATCCAGATTGCACTGCCCCAACGCCGTATAGAGCTGAGCGTTTAACTCCAGACTTGCTTGCCAAGTGAACGGAACCGCCATTCCGGGGATCGGCGTTTCTGCGGTCAGGTCAGCGCTTATCGGCACCACTGGAGCCGGAACGTAAACTGTTTTCGTATTCCCGCAGGCTGTCAGCAGCGGCAGCAGGAACAAGCTGGTTAGCACACGGATCGCCTTCAAGCACCTGCCTGATGTAGACAATGCGCGTTTCGCCTTTCTGGGCCAATTCATTCTTAGCATTCTGGGTAGCCTGTGAGATGTCACGGATGAGGTTCATCGCTGTGATGACGTTATTGCTGATGGCTTCGGATCTATCTGCGCGAATAACAGCATTATCACGTTGGTCTTTGTAGGTAATGGCGTTGTAGCGGTAGTGGTTGGCGAAGAACGCCAGCACGCCAATTAGCACCACCACCAGCAACTGAATCCAGTAACGCTTTAGCAGCACGCCAATCACGACAGGAACAGAGCACGCTCCGCCTCACGCCGCCTGGTCAGCCCATTCAGGACTTTGCCACCAGCTTTATTCCAACGCAGGAACTCGTCGGCAGCGCCAGCGTAATCACCGGCGTTGAGTTTTCGCAGGAGAGTCGATGTCGATAATGAGCGAGAGCCGAGGTTATACGTGAATGCCACCAGCGCATCGAACTGGCCTTGTGTCATGCTGACTTTAACCAGGCGCATCACATCATTTTCGTAACTCACCAGGCCTGTCTTAAGCAGGCGTTCTGCCGTCTCCTGCTTAATGATCATTCCGGCGCGGATGGGTTTCCCATCTACAGGCTGAGTCCAGCCATAGCCGATCGTCCAGACGCCTACGCTGTCCCGGTAGGCGGTGAGTTTGCAACCTTCGAACTCTTTAATCAGGACAATGCCTTTGTTACTGGTTTGCATCACCACCTCCGAATCGAGAACTTAACACCCTGCCAGCTACAGCTTTAACCTGTTCAACACCAACAAAGCCCAGCGCTCCACCGATTGCAATTGACAGAGACTGCGGAAGGTTAAAGTAATCAAGAGCTGATACAGCTGTAAGAGTTAGCGCTCCGCAAATAGAGCCCTCCAGAATCATTTTCTTCCAGCCACCACCGCCGTAGGCAATTCTCATGGCAGCCATGACCACCGATAGCAATACGGCACCCATCGGTGTTTCACCGCGCCACCAGCTGTGGAGCAGTTCGATAAACTCCGTCCAGGAGTGGGGATCGTTATGCATTTTCATCGTCTCTCACCTCGCTATGTGCGGGTGCTGTGTTGGGGGAAATAAAAAAGGCCGCCCGTAGGCAGCCTTAAGGTTTTATGTTTAGTCACCACGTTGATGGGCGGTGTTTGTTGTGACGCGGCTCTACAAAGACCGCGAATCTTTGAGGGGATTTGCTTACCTTAATGATTGGTAATTCCCAGCCAGTCACCATTTTAAGATACCTGGTATCTTGCGGAACTCTGACCGTTCCAGCACAGCCGTTTCGGGAGTAGGCCGTTACGTTTATATGTGCAGATTCTTTGCTGTTCATAATTACACCGTCCATATGTTTTCCAGTCACATCTTGTGACATACATCACATTATCACAGTGTAAAATTTAGGCAATAAAAAACCCGCTTTAGCTGCGGGTTTCAGATTTGCTGCTCAGTTCGCTTTAACGTCCCGAGCCTACCACAATTCAAGCACTTTCCTGCTCACTTTGCAACTTAAACCTGTCGCTATTTGTGCCAAACGCATCACAAAGTGGAGCGTACAGGATCGATTCTGCCAAACTTACCCATGTATCAATACGGCGGCGGCAGGTTATCAGAGTCCAGTCGGGGTGTTTTTTTAGAAGCTCATTGGCCATCTGTAGCTTGCTCTTGCGGAGACGGTGGCGATCAACAATTACGTCATAGAGGGATCGGTATTCATCATTCATCAGGACAGAAGCAATAACACCATCCACCTTCAAGCCCTCTTCGTCGGAGCAGAACGCCAGGCCACTTTTGTTTTTGCTGTCGAGAATTTCGCGCAGGTATGCTTCGAGTTCAGGTTTCTTAATACCTGCTTTCTTCATGCGGCGCAGCGCATCGTTGATTGCGGTTTTAGTGACTTTCCCGGATACAAGCAGCTGATTGAACATGTTCCCACCAGAACCGCCGCCTATATATGACCAGCGTCCCCACATGCGGAGCTTTCCCTGAATCCAGATGCTTTCAAGAGTGCGAAGGCGAACCATTTCGCCGGATTTGCCAACTTCGGAAGGATTAATCATTTGCGTCTCCACTTACGCCAGTACGCCGATTGCCAGCGCACGATCTAAAACCCGAAACAATAGCGTCAACTGGTCGCCGTGCTTCGCTTCAAATGCCACAGGATCAGCGTGCAACTCATCGTGATGCGCTCTGCACAGCGGTATCACAAACAGGTCGTGCGCTTTTGTACCCATTCCACCCTGTCCATGGCCGATCAGGTGGTGGGGGTCGTCTGCCGGGTTATTACAGCAACTGCACTGCTGTGACTTTACCCAGCGGGTGTACTTCTCATTCACCCAGCGGCGGCGCTTAGGCCTCAGCATAAAAGACTCTGGCGTTTCGGGGTCAACCTTCACAGCCACAATCTTCTTTGCTTTCTCCTGGAGGATTTCAGTTGCCGGTAATGATGGAGTGATATCGCTTTCCCGCATTACCGAACTGAACGATTCAGGCTTCATCCTGAGGGCTTTAGTCGCTACCGATTCAGGAATAAGGTCAGCCAGATCATTGCGTACCATCCACCAGCAGAACTCTGGAAGTGTCAGGGTATGGTAAGAGTTAAAACCCAACTCAATATTCACCCTTTCGAGTAGCCATTGTACCAGGTTCTGTCTGGCAATTCCCGCCAGCCTTTCAGTGGTTTGCTCACGTAATTGATTATCACAGCCCCAGCAAAGACGGATGCTGCCGGGTGCGTGACGCATAACAGTGAAGTCACTGGAGTGCCAGTCGTTATGTTCCCACTGGCATTCAAACTTTCGCTCCAGCCAGCTATCAAGACCATTCAGTCCACCAGCACGCTGAATAACCCTCTCGTTCTCAAAAATTGCCTGCATACTGGCATCATCTGCCAGCGGTTGATCTGCTTCCGGGATAAGGCCTGATGGCAAATGCTGGATTGCTTCTGATGGCGTCTCAATAACCACCCTTCCATGACGAAACAGCCAGAGCAGTTCATTACCAGGGCGGAACAGAACCACCCCGGACATTGGTGCAACTTCCGGTGTAAGTATCGCTCTCACGCCATTTGCCCCTTAGAGATATGTTCAGCCCACAGGCCACCAATCCAGCGCACACCCTTCGCAGTGAACCGGGACTGGTTGAAGGCATAGTTTGTCTGATTAGTCGTGCCGGTCTTAACTTCAAAGCGCCCTGCTTCGATGTGTTTGCTCATTGGGGTAAGCACACGGTTTAACCGGTACATGATGCCTTTCTCAATGAGGAACATCGCAAACTCTGGCTCTTTGGCATTGAGCAGCTTAGCAACCTGGCGGAACGTCATTGAGCCGGTGGCCTTAACATAACGATCCACAAATTCAGCTTTCGGAGCCGCTATCGCCAGTTGTTCGCTGAGCTGTTGTTTCTGTTCTGCCAGGTCAGCTGCAAGGCGAAGCGCCTCAGGTAATGTCTGCGGCACCGCCATTCCTCCACCACTCTCCAGCTCCTGCCAGCGGTCAACAAGACGGGCAGTAAACTCCGGGCATAACTGCGCAACGATCACGTAGCTGTCTCGCTTGTTAACTTCGTAGTAGTGGTATTTCTGCTGGTTCTGCGGATGGGTGTACTGCATTGCAGCATACCCCCCAATAACACCAGAATTCATCAGGCGTTCAATGGCTATGCATACGTTGCTGTGCCGCGAGTCGACAAGTTTCGCAATCTCACGGCTGGACATCGTGATCTGCTGCCCGGCAGCGACAGCGTGGTGAGTCGGGCACATTACGGTGATATTCATCTGATTCACGCTATTCTCCACTTATCAGGCGACTGCACTCGCCCTGGGTTTGAATTCAATGATCGTTATTTCAACCTTTCCGCCCTTTACCTTTGGTCCCCATTCAATTGTCATACGTTTAACTTGCTTATCGTCAACCCACACGGATGCATAGGTCAGGGCATCAAGTAGTGCCTTATTGAAATTATCAATATCCCTGTCACGCGCATCTGGTGGGAAAAGTAAAATGTCTATGTCAGCGAGAGCGGAAGACGCTTTAGGAAGTGCGCGTAATTGCTCAATTACAGCCCTTCTGACTTTGGCCTTATACTCCCTGCCCTTAGCGCTTATCAGTACTCGCCCTTTTGATGGGCCTTTTGTTGGTGAGCGCCAGTAGGTGTTTACGCTTGGCGGGAACGGGAGTACCAGTTTCATTTGGCCCCCAGGTCAATCGCCAGTTCGAATGCATGAGGTGCGCCGTTATAAAGAACTTCCCCAAACGTGCTCATTACATTCCAGAGCGTCATCGTGGCATAACCATCCACGTCTAACTTTGGCTCCTCATAGGGGATATTTAATTCCTGATAATGCCGCTTGAGATGTTCAATGCCGGGTTCAAACAGTTTGATTTTTACCTGGTCATTTAATCCGATCGGCATTAGCTTCGGCTTTGCCTCGGTTAACGAGATACCTCTGGCAACACCACTGGCTGTTGTGATGTAGCCTTTTTTCTTCAGTGCCTTCACATGCTCGGCAGCTGCGTTCTGTGATGAGCAACCAATCAGGCCAGCAAGCTCAACCAATGTTGGCGGGAACCCGACCTTTTGGATATGGACTTTGATAGCTTCCAGCACTTCGCTTTGACGCGGCGTTAATTCGATCATGACTCCACCCCGTATCGCCCATTCAGGCGTCCAATGACACTGACAAACTTCACGAACGACACACCAAGAGGCTTCACCTTTGCGTAGTGCTTGCTCAGCAATGGCTTGCTCACACTGTCGAATTTAGGCTTTGGCTTGACCTTCATGGCCGATTTAATTGCATCGCTACAGCGCTTTGCTTCAGCCTGAATTGCGTTCTCAATTTCCTGGCTCATGCGGCACGCTCCTGAGGTCTTATAACCGGAACCGCAGCGCCGGGGATCAGTTCAACAGCAGCAGAGTCGGCCTGATTTCCCCAGTGGTCCCAGCCAGGCGCACCGCAACGGCTGAATAGCTCAATGCGCGGGACATCACCGTAAAGTTTTTCCAGACGGAAACGCGCCTCAGCTGGCTTCTCGCTATGTTCACCAAGTGGGCTGTAAATAACCTGTTTCACGCTGGCGTTCTTACGCTCAAGGCCATTACCTCTGGTGGCGATCAACATGTCTTCGGTATTGGCACGGGTGTAGTTACCGCCGTTCATGCGGGTCTGCGCGTTCAGCAAGTCGAGGAAGTCGTAAAAGTCCTCCACTCCACCAGCCTGAAGCGCTTTATTGATGTGTTGCTCTGCAAGCTGGTTTAACTTCACCCAGGTGAAGCCCTTCATGGTTCGAACCTTAAAGCCCCAGGCTTCTGCCAGTTCGATGGCTTCGCGGGTATGCGTACCGGTGAACCACATAGCCAGAACAGCATCATCAGCGGCCAGCTCCCAGACAGGCAGGCGCTTCATGTCGATGAGTTTCATCGTTCCGTAGTGGTTAGTGGCTGCGCCGTTGCTGATGGTGTTCCCGTATTCCCAGGCAGGATCAGCATAAATCAGTGAGTATTTCATCAGTGGCCCCCGTTAAACTGGCCAGCCAGATACCATTCACTCTGGCTCTTTGCCTGCTTCACTTTTTTCAGGCATTGCTGGCGCTGCTTCAGGCTGCGTTCCCGCAGGGTCATTACCTTTGAACGTTTGAAAATATCCATCCAGAGGGTTGCGGCGCGGCGATAAAGGCCGCCGTTCTGAAGTTCTTCTGCACGTTTGACCAGCTCATCAAGGCCCTTATCCACTGGCTGCTTGTTGGCGTTGGCTACCACTTCGGAATTCACCGCGTAGTAGCGGCACTCTTTCCCCTTTAATTCACGGGTCAGGAAGTTCAGATCGTGAAGGCGGCATACAGCACGCTGTACAGACTCCACATTGAAATCAGCAAACTGTTCGGCAATATCGCGGCTGGTTAACCCAGGGTTAGCAGCAATGAACATCTCAAGCGTTTTCATCAGGCTCACTGAGCACCTCCAGATACACGGAAACCAGAATTTCCAGGGACTTCGTATTTTTTGTCCTGGAATGACTCGACAAATACGCCGGTACTCTTCTTAGCGCGTAGCTCATCCCATTTGTCACGGGCTGGTTTACCGCTCTTTTTCCAGCGGGTTGCAACCTGTAGATAGCCTGGGAAGTTGCCGGGAATGAAAAGGGTTTTTGGACGCATGTACTGGTAATCCTTCGTCCCGTTCCAGTGCTCGTGCTTGTAATCGACCACCAGCATGAGTTCTTCAGGAGTAAAGCCCTCGCGAAGTCTTGCCCGTATGTTATCCAGCGACGCAGAGCAATTCTGGAAACGAGAACCGCTCACCTGGTTGAGATGTTTCAGTACTGATTTGGAATTGTCAGTCAGCAAAACTTCAGGATCAGTCTTTTTGCCAGAACTCACATCGTCGGGTTGCGGGGCAACCTGACAAGAAGGTTTTTTATCTGATGGATCAGTAGTTGGTTTTACTGACGGATCCCCACCAGATTCTGACGGGTCAAAACTGCCGGTATTGCTGTTTTTTGATGCCTCAAATTTTGACGGGTCGGATTTTGATGCATCAGATTTTGATGCGTCAGATTCTGACAGGTGAGAAAAGGCAAACTCACGAAGCTTACTGACGTTCAGTTGGTAAACATTCGAGGCGTTTCTGTTTCCCTTACGGCGCTGCTGGCGAGTCAGCCAGCCATCTTTCTCAAGCTGGCCTATGGCCGTGCGAACGGTGCTCTCACCCGCACCAATCTGACGAGCAATAGTTGCGATAGAAGGCCAACTAACACCCTCATCACTGCTGAAGTCTGCCAGACGCGCCATGATGGCAACGCTGGACAACTTCATGCCTGAAGAAGCGCAAGCGTCCCAAACGTAACCGGTTAATTTAGTGCTCATGGTCGTCCTT